AGAGGTGGTAGCACTCGCTCCGGTAACCGCAACGGTCTGCCCTAATTCTACTGTTACACTACCTACAGAAGCAGTTGCTGCCGCTCCTGTAACAGTATGACTTACGCCAGTAGCAACAGTAACGCTACCCACGCTACCTGTTAGCCCGGTAAAGGCTACATTTTGGTTATAGCCCCCAGAGTTGTATGTCTGGGTTATACTGCTATAACCCTCAAAATATACTGATACGTCAGCCATTAAGTGATCCTAACCTAAGCGATCCTAATAATTGCACTACTGGAATCGGCTGTTGGGAAGACAATCGTAAAATCTCCAGAAGAAGAACTCTTATCCGAGCCAAAATCTAATACCAAAACTCCCCTGTTTGCAGATCCGCCTGTTGTAGAAGAATTATAAATTAACGCCCCTCGCGCAGTAATCGTTGAACTGCTCCAAGTGCTATCCGCAAAATCAGTTAAAGCCGTAGTACTGGATGTAGTTGGCGTAACATTAGTTAGAGTATTACCCCCTGCAGTATATGCAGTTCCAGAAACTTCATTCGTTGTAGCATAGGCTGTCGTTGACGCACTCATAGTTGCACTGCTGGTATACAGAGCCACCTTAAAAGTATTCCCTGACCCTGTAGTAGTGGAAGTTCCACCACCAGACCCGCTGGTAAAATTGTGTATACCTTGCAGAATTTCCTGCTTAAAAGACGTACACATTGCTTGTGTTATAGCCATTATATTTTCCTCAATATTTCAGCCACATCATCATGACCTTGGTTTTTAAACTCATTATAGAGTGTCGTTCTATCACTTTTAACTGCTTGCTTCAAAGTATGTACAATCACATAGAACATTCTTTCTCTGAATGCTTCAGCCTGTTGTTTAAGCGCAGGATCTGTATCCTCAGAAATACTAATTATTTTAGCAATTGCATTCTTAGCTAATTCTTCCGGGGTATGCCCTCTGCCACTCGTAGTTTGAATACCAAAAGATCCTACAGAAGCAGATACTTCTACATCAAACATTTATGCTACCTCCATCTTATATTGTCCTGAACGGTACATATCTTCTCGTAACTTATTATCCCCAAGCGCACCTAGTAGAGTTAACGCTTCCATGTACATCTTCTGGTATAAAGCAACCATGTCAGCTTCACCTTTCATAAACCGTATAGCTTCTACTAAAGCCCCATTCAATAATGCACTATCAAAATCATTTCCTAGCCAAGAAGTACTTGCGGTAACGATAGACTCTGGGTAGTACCCATAATGAAATTCTACATCAAACGCTGCATTAGGAGTCGGACCTACAATTAAAGAGGTATCAGTAAAATACGCATAGTGTTTTGGTATACCTGTCGTAGCAGGGTTGGGGTATGCTTCCCGTATAAAATTGACATCTTTATTAAGTAAATATATGTACTCACTGGAGCTTACTATTGCCAAAGAATAAGCCCATATAAAATCAGTAGGTAACGTAAGATATTTGTTCCCACTTGTTAAATTAGCTGTCTGGTTGTTACGTAAGGCAGGAATCTGAACAGCATTATAAATCTTCTGTTCCGCTTGTTGCGTAAACAACGCCAATTCAGCATCTGTAAAAGTAGTCTCACAGATGTCCTGAATATTTGTCTTCAGGTCTGTGTAATTCATACACTACCCCATTGGCCCTCTTGCATATAAACCTTTGGTAGCAGCACCTGTACCACGAATCCTGACACCTTTAGACTTTTTCTTCTTATTGCGCTTCTTTTTTGGCTTCTCAAATAACATAGGTATATCTCCTAAGTTGTCGTTACTGTTACAGAACCTACACTCGTGGTTCCCACTAAATCATTTTCTGTCAAACCAAATGGATCATTACCATTCCCATTACCTACAGGTGCCCAACCCCACTGTATATTCCTACTGCTATCAAGACTTGCAAAATCTGGTCTGGGGTCTCTGATAGCTTGTGGATCATCTACTGGAAACTCCCCCAACCGTAACTGCGGTTGATCAGTATTCCAGCATTCAGGACAGGCTTTTATATTAGTGTCTCGACCCTTCTCTATTAAATTTTTTAACTCCTTGAGTTTATAACGAAACCCACAAATATCACATTCCGCTATCGCATTTTTCGCAGAGGCATACCTAGTCACTATATACTACCAATACGTGGCGTATAATAATCTGAAGTTTTCTCCCTATCCTCTGCGGCAGCTAAAGCAAAAGCTTCCTCATAAACCGTCTTTAACATAGGTACCCTTTCCATCAATTCAGGTACTTTTAAGGCAATATTATAGGCTAACCCTGCAACAAGACTCGGTAGAAACCGATAATTCATATCGGCTGTCTCTACCCCACTACCTGCATCCTGAATACGTCGTATACGCCAATACCTAAGTACATAGGTATCGCTTTTATCAGGAACAGGCCATAAATTTAATACAGGGGCATCCCTTTGGCGGTCTATCCACATCTGTATAGGTCTACCCTCAGTTAACTTATTGGGTATAGACGAATAAGTACCTACCCCTATACGGTTAATAGTAAGGTCTGATTGAGTCGAAGCATTACCGGAATTAGTCCTTATAACATGCTCTAAAAGGTCAATAGTGTCGGCATCTAAAGTATACTGAGAAGTACCATCCACAAGGTTTACACTACCTTCTTCTATCGTCCACAAGTTAACGCCCCGATTCACCCACTCTATGGTCAGCAAATTCATAGACCTACGGGCTGTCCTGAGATCATACCCAGAACGCATCTCCCGCCCAGCACGTTCCCACGCTTCTTCAGCGATCTCCGTGAAGTCCATATTGAATGTGGCAGTACCTGACGTTGCCATGATTATTTACCTTTTAGGAAAGCAACCGACTGTTTAATCAATGCATCCTTGGTTTTTCTACGATCCAATTCCAAACCATGCTTACGCATTTCTTCCTCCAGTTCTGCTTTAGTTAAAAGCTCAAGCTGGACTCTAAAGGGTACTGATTCAACCTTTTTAGGGGCCGCTTTCTTAGGAACCTCTTCCTTCTTAGGAGGAGCAGAAGGCTGTAATTCATTCAATTTAGCTTCTGCCTGTTTTTTGTCCATAAGATCAAAAACAACAGCGGTATAAGTACCGTCTTCGTTCTTACTACCTACTTGAAAAACAGGTTCTCCTGTACTGGAAAATACCCCGTTCTGAAAAACCTCTAAATTTGCCATAACAAATACTCTCCTATAATAGCTTACCAATATCATCGGCAAACTTATGAATAGTCGCAACAGTCTTTGTTACGACCTCCGGTGATTTATGCGCGAGACCCAGCGTTGCACCTTCAGTGAACCCGTTTGCAAATGCCTTATCCCCCGCCGTGGGCTTATCAAGATCCTCAACTGTCTTTGGATTGATCACTATGGATGCACCAAAATCAACATGAGGGATCACCCCAGAAGTTGCAAATTTCATATGGATATCCCCATCCTTATCGTACCAAAGACCAACATCAGCACTGACTCCAGCCCCTACACCAGCCGTTGGTCCCGCCCACAATGTTGCGGCATTACCATCAGGGTTCATATAGTGCCATTTCATAACGTCAGATACGGATACCCCCACATGCGCCGAAACCTTTACCTCTAATCCCCTGCCATCATGGGTGTCTACATCAGCAGATACCCCTTGTTGCTCATTAACAGTTTCAACATCACAAATATGATCAAAATTCCACTGGTCAGTTTTTGACCATTTCTGACCTATCTCTTTTTTAAAATAAAAGTTCCCCTTACCGTCTACATAAAAACAGTCTTCGTCTTTGCTATTACTGACATAGTAACCAGCGGGAACATTTTGCAAAACTTACTCTCCTAGATCACCTCATTTTACAAGGACGTACGCCCCTCTTAGCAATACCTGCACCGCGAACCTTAGCTGTTCTCCCAGTTTTAGCTTTTTTGGTTTTTTTAACCTTGCCCCCCTTTTTCATACCTTCTATTCTTTCTAGGCCACGTGCCTCGTTAAGTAAGCCACGTAAGGCTTCTTTGTAAGATATATCCTCCTTACCTGTTCGCTTACGCCAAGCAGCGAGATCTTCCCGGCTAACAGCGGCTAAATCCCGTCCAGTTTTCTTACTTGTAAAAGTACCAGCAAGTTTATTTCTACCTGCTTTTTCTGCTCTACGTTGCCCTTCACTTACAGTTCTGGCTTTTTTAGGAGGGAGGGGAGGGGGAGAGGTAGCTTCATTTATAACATTCTGCTTCGCTCTAGCCGCCTGTGGTAAATTTGCATACCTATTTAAACTATCTGTTGACGCTGCCCTAGCTTGTTCTTGTTTTCCTCTACCTATCTCTGCAATACGTTTATTCTCTGCTGCACGATTATCTGCAAGCCGTTGATCTATACCCGCTTGTGCATCCTGCGCCGCACCTCCTATGGCTTCTCCTACCGCCCATACAGCAGGTGCAGCTATCGTACCAAATTGACCCGTAGTCTTTAATCTACGCCTACCCCTTGTTATGTCTTGGCTTTTTTGCCTAGCCTCATTAGCTGCTCTTCTAGCAGCTTGAGTTGCTGGACCGGGGGGACGCCCGACTGAACGCGCATCATCAAGTACAGAGAAACGATCCCTACTCGCTATCTGTGCTTCTCTCTCTGTAACAGAAGGGCGTTTCGTCCCAACTCTACCCACGGCCCTAAGAGCCGCATTAACAGCCTGAGTACCCCACCGTGCTGCTGCTGCTCTCGTACCATTTGCGGCTACAAATTCTGCTATTGCTATTAATGCTGCGGGCACCGGCATACTATTCTCCTACGTACAAAGTTTTCTTTCTGCGGCCTTCCATAACACAGCCACAGCCTCTATGGTTCCTACGGGCACCACCTACCTTACCGCCTTTTTTCAGACCACTAGTCTCGTTAATACGCTCTACTAAATCTTCATCTGATTCTTCAATCAGTCGCCTTGTATGAGCCGTGGGAGGTGGCGGGGGTTTAGGTGCCCTCCTGTTCTTTTCCTTTTGCTCGTCTATTATTTTTTGACGTTCTTTTTTCTCTTCCTCAGTTAATTCTACGTAACTCTCTTCTTCCCCTGAAAACCCCTTGGCTTTTCTGGCTTTAGCGGCAGCGGCATAACCAGCCTTTGTATACGGGAAATGTTTATTTCCTACTTGTGGCATAAATCATCCCCTCTTCCTTCTGGCAAGCCCAGAACCATGACTTTTAACGCTACCGCCTTTTTTGTAGGATTTTTGCCACCACTTCCCTTTATCATCAACAGGCACTTCTATATCACCTTTTGGGGTTCTCCCCATCTTACCTGATGCCAACATAGGGCCAATTTTCCTACCACGGCTTCCACCGCCACCCATTCTTCGTTTACTCATAAATCACCTCCTAAGAGAAGAACGTAGTCATAGCGGTAAGATCTGTAACAGCGGTAAACGTGACAAACCCTCCACCTACAAATAAGAGTCCGTCATCTGGTACATCAGGGTAAGAGTTAGTACTCGCCCCAGCAACAGTGGCAAACTGCATCTTTATCGTACCTGTGCCAGAACCTTCCCTGAATACTATAGTCGCAGCACCACTTCCGTTAACCACGTAAATACCACGTAAACGGCAACGGGCAACGGAAATAACCCCACAACAACTAGTACCAGAACCTGCACTGACATTACCTGCGGAAGCTGCTGAAGTTGCTATCTGGGTAACAGTCTTGAAAAAACTACTCCCGGTAGCAGTACCGGCATTAGCGCCGGTAATAACTTCAGTTTGAGCCTCGTTAGACTCATCCGTACCAGTAACGGTAAACGTAATACCTGAGTCATCACCAGCAGATAATATGGTGACGTTTCTGGGAGAATCCATTGTGACAGATCCCCCGGAAGCTAATGCGCCACCAATAGTTAAATCAGTAGCACTACCAATACTAGCGGCAGTACTAATACCATCAGCATCTGCAGCGGCGGCAGTTATAAAACTGGACGCTACATCACTACCTGAACCTTTAAGCGCCATGTCTGCCCCCTATTAAGCAATCGTTGCTATTGGAGAAGAGAGTGCCTCTGCTTTCCAAGTGGAATTGGTTCCGTCATCTGCAACGCAAGTTAAAGAAACTCTGGAGTTAACAATCACAGAGTTAGGAAGCGTTAATGTATCTCCAGCCACATCAGTCGCAGGGTTAGCAGCAGTGCCGCCCATCAGCGAAAGAGCGCCATAGAAATTAGAAACCCCAGACCCCGGCAAAACAAAGGTAACTGTCGTGCTACCACCAACGGCTGTTGTTACCAAGAAATCGTAGGTAGTTCCTACATTATCAGTAGACAACGCTGGCATGTTAACAACGATATCCCCAGTACCATCTACATTAAATAATGTACCTGATTGAGAAGTCGTTAACGTAGTCGTTACCGCACTACCTGTATTCAGGGTAGAGTTATCTACCGTGATTCGGAAGTTAGGACGAGTGTCATAAACAGCTTCTACAGTAATTGCACCTGTAGTAGCATTTTTCGTAATAGATTTAAACCCATTTTCAGAACGAACTGGGCCGTTGAAAGTTGTATTAGCCATGTTTGTCTCCTGTCGTGGCTAGTGTCAGTCCGAAGACTGTCAGGAAATATAAGGGGGTTTTTTACACCCCCCTATATCATACTTCTATTATGCTCCGGGTGAACCATAAATACCAAGCGGATCAGATACACCAAAGGAATATCTTTCTCTCGCCTTGTATCGGCTGTTACCCGTATCAAAGTCAGCATCCATAGACGTTGACATTGCAGTTCGCACAAAGTGCTTCAAGCCGTTAGGTACATCAGTCATTAAGAACCAAGCATCTGTATCAGTCAGATAATGGTTAACTGTGTAGCCGCCCGGAATCGCGCCATTGCTGCGAATCGCGTTGAGGTCATTGTCTGCGGTACCAACTCGCCCTTCAGTCTCCAACAATCGTGTTGCCACAAATTGTAGATCAGATGGGATTACAAGCTTGGTAGGTCTAGCAGCGATCAACAAACCACGCTCATCAGTCCAACCTGCGACCTGAATGATAGCGGCTTCCAAGGAAGTCTCATTCAAATCAGCGGCTGTAGATGGGCGGTTTGAGTTGGTGCCACCTGAAACTAATGGGTGTGAAGTAGAACAAAGAGTCTGTCCATCCCCATAAGTTGTACCTGACGCGAAAGCATTATTAAGGATAGCTGCACCTTTAACCTGCTTCGTGTAGGCCATAGCACGAGCCAATGCCTTGGTATAACGTGCAGACAATGAGTCATACAAATTATCTTCTATAGCTTCCTCTGTCACAGAGAAGCCCATTGCAATGGTTTCGTGTGTATACCGAGCCGTATAGGTCTCTTGGGCGTTGTCATATTCGATGGCAGAGCCTTCGTCTTTAACAGGTGCCGCAGAGAATCCTGACAGCTTGGTTTCTTCTTCAAAAGAACGATCAGAAGATTCTGTTTCAAAAATCTCCTTCGTTTCTTCGCCATACTTGGCGTACTCCAATCCGAACAAAGCATTCAATCCGGGTAGGAGTTCTTTTAGTAATTGGGCGCGTGATATTGCCATTTTACACTACTCCTATATTCCGGTTGTATTATCGAAAGCATGTCCTGCGTTCCACTTAACATACGCTTCAGTGTAACCACCAGAACTGTTCTTGGTTTCCTCTACCAACGCTACAATGCGGAAAGGCAATGTATTGGTTGTTGCAGAGGTGTCAGATATGGCGCTTTTTGAATTACCAGTAACAGTGCTGCCAGCGTTATCCACACCAGCTACATTAGCACCTATATCAGTAATAGCAAAATCGCCAATTGTTGTACCTGAAGATACAACTGCCGCCTTAAAAAGAACGTCAGTTCCATCAACAACATAAGCCATAATATCAGAGGCTGCGGTACTAGCAGGGAAATACTGCTTGAAAGTCACTTGCTCTGAATTAGGATCTGTAAAAGTACAACCCATAAATACACCTATCGGTGTCATGGCAGCATCGAACGTATCACGTTCAACAGTGCCCCCGGTAACGAGTTTTACAGCATCCCCGTGAAAAATATTGGTACCATAACCACTAGCAATTGAATACTGCCGAGTAAGACCAACAAAAGGAACGCCGCTTAACAGTTTTACCGGAACCAGCCCGTAGGGGGCATCAATAGTAGGATAAGCCATTGCTTATACACTCCTGTATCTAAGTTCCACTTCCGAAAGAGACCTTAGTCTTCCTATCATGAAATATAGGCATACGGGGGTCACTTTCTCTCATAAGGTTGTTATCCACGGATCTCATTTGAGATTCTGTTTGATTCTCGTAGTATTCACTACGCTCCTCAACCAACTCAATAGGAGCCTCACAAAGCAAAAGTCCACCTATAACAATGTTATCAGCGAACTTCGGTTGCTCTATGTCAACAAGTGTTACCTCGGGGTAATCACTAGCTTTTACTGGTTCCCAACCTTCTCGTAATTTAGAGGAAACATTAGTGGCGTCAGTAACACCACGAGAACTGACACGTATCCACCGATGGGCATACCCCGGTCTTGGCGTTGGCGAAGGTAAAGTTTCTGGTCGCTGCCAATGCTTTTTCCGAGCCGTCTTCTCTCGTGTTTCTACTTCACGATCTATTCTGTTTTCAGCCATTGCTGTTCCTCATATCTATTGCAACCTGTTTGGCGTACTGTGCGGGAGTTAAACCTAATCGTTTCGACAGAGCTAATTGTGTTTGCGTAAGCCTAATTTTTTTAGGCGCTGTGCTCCGCGTAGCGGGGGCAACCACATTGTCTGGTTTAGATCTAGGTGTTCGTACCTCCTGTTCATCTACTCCCCTGAATAATTCAGGGAATGTACTCTGCATACGAGTATTTATTTTCTCGTAGTATTCATCGCTACTAACAGCAACATTTTCAGTTTCTGTTAATTGTTTATGTAACCCTAACGCAAAAGCCGTTTCGGGTTCATGGTTTGCATTACCAAACCATGTGTTCTCACTTCTCCATGCAACCGCTTTAGGGTCTGGAGCAGCTTGCTCATTACGTGCAGCAACCTGTTGTACAGCAGTAGTATTATCTACTTCTGCAGGTTCTTCAAGCGAAGTTATGCGTTCTGCTTTTAATTTCGCATTGGTGAATCTTTCTTGCGCGTTTAAAAATGCCTCAGAATCACCTGATTCGTGAGCTACCTTAAACGCTTCTTTAGCCTGTGACAACTCTCCAGCAACACTATGTTTAGCTTGTTCATATAAAACTTGCTGGTTTTTAGTAACGGTGTCCTGAAGGGCATTTTTCTCCTCCAACATGCCCCGCATTGCTCTTTGAAGTTCATCACGCTCTCTTTCAGCCGATTCTTTTGCTCGACGTTCATCGTGATAGCCCTTACTAAAATGTCGTATTCGCTTCTGTACCTTATCAGAATAGTTCTGTAATTCTTCATCAGTAACATCTTCAGGTGGTTCAGATGGGGTACGATTCCTGTCCTTCTTGGGAGTGTCATCTATAATCTCCAGTTCTGGTTCTGGTTCTGGTTCTGGGGCGGATACGTGCCCATTACCGGAAAGATCCACCTCTACTTCACTGGAAGGTTCAATTTCTATCTCTGTATTTAATTCATTTTCCTCATCATGAGGAAATTCAAATTCTACTTTTTGGAATGGCATGATGACTCCTTATGCTCTCGTTATACCTGAAGGATCTGGAACAACAGCTTCTATAGAATCGTCGTTCATAAGGCGATACTCAGTATCCCCTATCCTAAATCTCGTACCTGAATTAGCACGAAACATAACGTAATCACCTTGTTTACACCAAGCACCAGTAGGGAAACGAGTTTCATCAGCATACGCCTGACCCCCCATATCAACTACCATCCCTATGATGGACATGATGTGTTCTTCATGCCGCGTTTGTGACGATTTAATAAGGTTAGTCTCGTCAAAGGTCTCTTTAACCTGTGGAAGGGCTATTAACACCCGATAACCCACAGGAAGAGGGAGCATATTTTCTAACTGTTCTTCAGTTAAAGTTTCAGCTTCACTCATCATCATCTTCCATATAATTGCGCGAGAGGTCATCTATATGCCGCACACAGGTTTCCAGACCCCGAATGTAACCTGTTGTTTCTTTGTACTGGGCAAAATCTTTAGCCGCTCCAGATGCAAGAGATTCTACCGCAGAGGTTATATCTTCACCAAATTTTTTCTTTAGTACCTGAAAGATAGTATCTGCCATTATTCTTTATTACCTTCTCGTATAAGCTTCAAAATATCCATATCAGCAGCAATTTTTGCCTGTTCAGTATCTAACGCTAGTTTAATACCCGCTTTTTTAGCTTCTAGCTCTAATTCTCTCTCCTCTAATTGAA